CAGCACTCCAGATTTTTTAAACGAACTTACTCTTAGAAGAGCTGCTGAATTTTTTGATTCTAAAGAAGCTGCTAACGATGGAGAATCTAAATACATTGCTGTAGACGCAAAAAACCTATATCAAGGCTTATTAGCTGATAACGCAATTACTAACAGTGATTTTGCAGCTATTAAAGCACTTGTAAAAGGTGAAGTAGATTCTTTTATGGGATTTGAGTTTATTAGAACTGAAAGACTATTGAATGTAGATGAAAGCAAAACCAGATACGGTGATTTAAAGTATAATAACACAACTGGTCTTCTAGAAACATCTGCAACTCCTGCTATTTCATCGGCAGACAAAGTATTGCCAGCATGGGTACAAAGTGGTTTACTATTAGCTAAGGGTCAGGACATTGTGACTAGAATCACAGAAAGAGATGACAAGTCATACTCTGTTCAGCCTTTTTGCTCTATGAGCATTGGTGCTACTAGAATGGAAGAAGATAAATGTTTAGAAATTATTGTTGGACAATAATAATTAAAGGAGAATGACATGGCTATTTTTTACGGAGACAATAACCCAAAAGAAAAGTCTGCACCTGAGACAAAAGTAAACAATGGTGACGTTAGAGGAAAAATTCGTGTGCTATATGATACATTTACTTATGCTGATGAAATTAGCGCACTAAATGACGTTGTAGTTCTAGGTGGAGATGATCTTGATTCTGCTAGAATTCACGATGTCCAGTTAATTATTTCTGGAACGGGACCATCTACTTCAGGAACTTTAGACATTGGACTTGAGAGTGATCCTGATGCTTTTTGGGATGGACTATCAGTAGTTGGAGCACAAACTCAAAATCTAAGGCTGTCTATTGATAATGAAACAGCCGCAGGATTTTTAGGACTATCTGGAGATAAAGATAGAGTACAGATTACAACATCTGAAGTTTTTGGTAGTGCTTCTGCCTCACTTAAAGTTACATTAGCTGTTTATTACACAGAAGAATAAAACCAAGGGGAGCTTCGGCTCCCTTTTTTTCTAAGGAGATTGCATGAGTGAAGTCTCTATTTGCAATTCAGCATTGATTAAGATTGGTGCCAGTAGAATTGCATCTTTGTCTGAACAATCAAAAGAAGCAAAGTTATGTTTTGAACAGTATCCAATACTAAGAGATGAAGTGCAATCTGCACATCCTTGGAACTTTTGCATAAAAAGAGTAGCGCTGGCTTTACTCCCATCTACTCCTGCATTTGGTTTTGATTTTGAATTTCAATTGCCTAATGATTGTTTAAGAGTAATTGAACTAGATACTAAACACATAGATTACCAAGTGGAAAGCGATAAACTGCTTTGCAACGAAAATTCTATGTCAATTAAATACATAGCGAGAATTGAAGATACAACTAAATTTTCACCAATGTTTATAGCAGCACTTGCACACAGAATAGCTGCTGATTTAGCATATCCTTTAGTACAAAGCAACACAGTAGCTAGAGACATGCGACAAATGTATGGAGTAATTTTATCTGAAGCTAAAACTGTAGATGCGCAAGAAGGAACGCCTCCTGTATTAATTGACGACACTTGGCTAACTTCGAGGTACTAAGTGGCAAAGTTTAACAAGCTACAAAACAACTTTAAATCTGGACAGTTGAGCCAATTGCTTGATGGTAGAACTGATTTAAAAGAATACCTAAATGGCTTAAAAACAATGCGCAATGCTTTTCCTATGCGACAAGGGGGAGCGCAAAAAAGATCAGGTACAAAATTTATAGCAGATGTAACTTCTAATTTAAAAGATGAGTTAAAAGGCAATGCTATAAAAATGATACCATTGACTACATTTGATGGGACTAAATATATATTTGCACTGGTAGCCGATACTACAGAACAAGTTAACGAAGTATATGATTATTCATACAACATGCTATTTAAAGAAATTAATGATGAATTTGTAGATGTTACTGCTACTGAATACAGCTTGTATGATTCTATTGTAAGCGGTGCCACTAATGATACTATGAAAACAATATCTTATGCACCTTATGCAAACGAAATTTATTTTGCAAGAGGATACAACACAATTGTTGATAATGAGTTATTTGCAAATCCAGCAGTTCTTTATAACTATTACCCTACACAAGACCTAACAACTGCCGATGTAGACTTTAGCAATAACAAATTTATATTTAGAGGAACGCCTTTTACTGTAAATGGAGAAACTGAAGTAAGTAATGATGAAATTACAGAAACTAATCATGGGTTAAAAGATAATGAAAGAGTTCTCTATCAAGTAACAGGTGGGGCTGTAGGAGGACTTACAGGAAACACTTATTATTACATAATAGATAAAACAGATGATACATTTAAGTTAACAAGCACAAAAGGTGGAACACCTATAACTTTAACTGCTGCAACTAGCTCTAGTACCGTTACATTTACGCCAACATTGCAACATTCTTTTGCAGATGGCGATGAAGTTCAATTGACAACATCGGTATCTTTACCGACAAATATAGATCCAAATACATCTTATTATGTAAAAAGAATAGAAGACGATGAGTTTGAATTATATACAGATTCTGACCTGCAAACCTTGCGGACGTTTACAGACGCTGGATCAGGCATTCATACTGTAAAACATGAAACAGGTAAATGGAAATTTCACACTTTAGATCAATTTTGCATAGACGGGCAAAACAAATTAACTGATACAATTTTTAACAGAAACCCTGCAACAGCTAGACCGTATCAACTTGAAAATACAAATGTAACGATAGATTTTACATTAAATACTACTCCAAATCCTGACACTTTAACAGTATCTGAAGATTACTTTGTTACTGGACACAAAGGAACATATTTTAAATTAAAAGATACTACTAATGAAACTATAGTACGAGTAGATAAAATAAATTCTACAATAGAAGCAGAAGTAACTGTTATAGCAGGGGCAGTAGGCGGTTTAAACAATACAGCAACTTTTAAATGGCAAGAAGATTCGTGGAATGATGTAGCTGGGTATCCCGGGGCTGTTTCAGTGATTGAAGGAAGATTAGTTTTTGGTGGTACTAAAACTGAGCCGGGCATTGCATTTTTTTCTAAAGTTGAAGATGTAACTTTATTTATGGTTAATAAATTATTAGGAGATGCAACAAGCAATGCTTCAGGTCTTGATTATTTTGATGTTGTAGAAGTTACTGACGCAAAAAAATATGGATACAGAGATACGGTTGATAGACGTATAGCTTTTTTAAATACAGGAAGATCTTTAGAAGTAGGAACTAACAAAGACGTAAAAGTTTTAGTTGCTCCTGACGGAATTGGAGCAGAAGCTAACAATGGAGCTTTGCCTTATTTTACTACAGAAAGTGAAATCGGATCTGCCGTTATACAACCTGCAAGAGCAGATCAATCTACATTATATTCACAAACATTGCAAGGTATAAACAATTTTACGTTAGACACAGAAATTGAATCAAGAGATAGATACATTTCTAGACAAATAAGTTTATTAAACGATGAAATTATTAAAGGAAGTATAGAGTTATTTTTTTACGATACTTATAGAAGATTTTTATATGTGATTATTAAAGATGAAGGGAAATACACTTTAAAAGGCTTATATTTTGACAGCGTGGACGACACAGCAGCGTGGTTTGAACATGATTTTGCAGAACTTGTATCTATAACTGATGTTTATTCAATTGTTGGATTTGATGAATCGCCACACAACTACATTATAACAACAAGAAAAGAATCTGGCGCAGTGGGATTTGAAAAGAAGCAAATATATTTTGAGAAGCTAGAAGGAGCATCAACAAGGTTACTAGAATCACAATTAGAATATTTAGACTTACACACAAATGGAAACGCAACAGAAACAAATGAAGTTAGTGGTTTAGATTATTTGTATCAGCTTAAAGATAGCAATGGCAATGATGTTAAAGTGACAGTAATTGGCAATATAGAATTTGATGACCTTAAACCTGACAGATATGTAGTTTTTAAAAATTTAACAGTGCAATTTGACTCAATTGACAAGTATTATGTCACGCTACCCTCAGACATAAAAGAATACATTGTTGGAATACAGTATTCAGCAGAGTTAGAAACAATGATTGTAGACGGTGGTTTAAATGTTGAGGGATCAAGTCAGGGACAAGTAAAGCGAATTGATGAGGTTACTTTAAGAATGTGGAATTCTACAAATCTTGAAATTGGCGATCAAAATGGGGTATTTCCTGTTAAGTTTGATGACGACACTTTATATACAGGCGACAAAGTGGTAAAATTTGATCAAGGACCGCGCACAGACAACAGGGTAAAAATATTGTCGCAGGAACCAAAGCCTATGTTTTTAACAGGCATTATTATTAAAGGTGTGACATATGAGTGATACAGGTGCAAGTTTACAAATGGCAGGTGGTGTAGGATCTCTCGCAGCATCTGGTATGGCTTATGCAGGCATGGCAGCAGCAGGTCCAGTGGGATGGGCAGCTCTTGGCGTAACAGCTCTTGGTGGTTTTTTATCAGCAAGAAAAAAGAAAAAGAGGGCAAAAGAATTAGCCGATCAAAGAAACCGCGAAATAGCTGAACTAAGAAGAAGAGCGCAAGAAAACGCTAATTTAATAATAGATCAAGGCACAAGAGACAGAGCATCGGTTGAACTAGCAGCCGCAAGAGGAAATATAACAGGTGAATCTATTTTAAACAGAGAATTGCAAGTTGTTGATATAGCTGATAAAAATGCGCAAAAAGTTATGAGAGAAGCGGAATTTGCTATACAAGGAATGCAAATGGAAATAGCAAATCAAAAACAATTAGCAGATGATCAGTACAAAGCAGATATGATTGGTGTAGTAACAAGCGCTGCTACAAGCGCTGCAATGTTATCAGCCAAAACACCTTCTGGTAAAAAGCCTGATACACAAATTGATACAAGCTCAACTCTTTCTAAAGAAGCAGCAGCATCTTATGTCGTAGCTCCTC